TAGCGACGGCGAAACTCTTTGAAAGTAATCTCAGCTGTACGTGCCATGATGATGTTCCCCTTTTTGCTTTTGGGAACATTGTAGCATCCTATCTGTCCAATAAATCGGACTTTCTCAAGATATTGCGGCTTGCTGCGTTAAGTCGATAAGCATTTAATTTTTTATTGACAAATAAAAAACGGCGTGATAGGATAAGCGCACAGGAGGTGAGTCACACGGACTTAACTACAATTGGCGGGAGAATTTGGGCGGTGAGAGCAGAGCATGGACTGTCCCGCAAGGAATTCTCAATCCGCCTTGGATGCCCAGAAGTGGAAATTGCGAACATCGAGTACAACAAACTGAAAAAGCCTGAGCAAAAGGAAAGTCTTTACCGTAACATCGCTACAACCTTTGGCGTCTCTCTGGACTGGATCAAAACCGGCGAGGGCGATATGTACGGTCCCGATCAGCACGATGAGATTGCCATGGCCTTTGGGGAGCTGGCCGCGAGGAAAGATCCGATTATCGATAGTTTCGTTCTGTTTCTCCGTAGCCGGACGCCTGAGCAGCTCGAACTGATCGCGGAGCAAATCGAGGCCTGTGCCGATTTTCTGCGTAATGACGGCAAAAAAACGGACTGACAAAAATGTCAGCCCGTTTTTGTCTATTTTTACGAGTTGCCCAACCCGTAAAGAATGGCTAAAATTATGGCATACGAAAGGACGGGAGGAAAGCTGGCATGGGATTTCGGTTCAGAAAGAGCATTAAGGCCGGGCCGCTGCGCATTAACTTGAGCAAATCAGGGATCGGATACTCATTTGGCGTGAAAGGGGCGCGAATATCTCACTCGGCAACTGGGAGAAAGCGCGCGACATTCAGCATCCCTGGAACGGGACTGTCGTACAGTAAAAGCCTGACCCACAAAAGAAAAAAGTCCACGAAAAGGACATCCACTAGTCATAAGCAAAGCAAATCGCCTGCCAAGAGGTACACAAAACAGATGCCAGCGGAACCGGCCGAGCCAATAGATATCGATTTGCACACTGCGAAAGGCTGGATGACGCTTATTGGAGCGATACTCGTCGCCTTGGTCACAAATCCAATCCCCACGTTGATCGGCATTTTCTTGCTATGCGTGCTTTGGCGTATGTCCCCATTGTATATTTGCGTTCCTGCCGCAGTTGCTGTCGTTGTTGCAATTGTGGTAGCAGTCGTTAAGCACAAGCATCGGTCTGAAAATCAAAAAAACAATGCCTCAAATCAGGTTGCAGCCGTCCCTACGCCAGAGATGACGAACGTTCTAAAAGATACCCCAATTGAGCGACTTGACTGCACCCCAAAAGTGTCCGCCGAGCCAGATGTTCCTCACGAAACGAAACCGATGCGTGAGATCGAAAAAACTGAGACACTTGGGGCTAACGCCCCAACTGAGCGGGTTGGAGTTGCTTCCACAGAAACAGAGCCAATGTTGGAGTCTAAAAAGGCTGAGACAGCCCGCCCAGCAGGTCGGGCTGAACCTGTCCAGCAGATCGAGTTTCCTCCTATACCAAAGCCTAACGCTGAGTCTGCAAGAAACCCGAATGACGTCCGAGTCGAGCAGTTTGAATCTGCACTGCAAGCAATTCCCAGAGTTGGTATTCCTCTGTCAGCCCCTGCTGAAAAGCATCTACTAAAGGATATGCCAGATTACTCGTTCAGCAACATTACGAAAGCATCCCGAATCGATTCTATCTTCCCATTGGTATTTCTGGATGTCGAAACTACTGGCCTCTATCCGTCCAAAAGCGAAATTGTCGAAGTATCGGCTATCAAATTCAACTTAGGAATGGTTCCGGTATCCTGCCTCACAAGTCTGTGCAGACCTAGCAAACCGATTCCGGGGGAGGTGTCAGCCATCAATCATATCACGGATGACATGGTTAGGGATGCTCCGACATTCCGCGAAATTGCACCGGTGCTGACGGAATATCTCAGCGGATGCAACGTTGCTGGACATAATCTGGACTTTGACCTGCGGTTTATATTTGCTCATGGCGCAGAGATTCCAGATAATAAACGTTTCTATGACACTCTTGATCTTGCACACCTCACAATTCCCCAATCCCATGTTTGGAACTACAAACTTGATACGCTTTGCGGCTATTACGGCATCAGGCGCAGAGAGGCTCACAGGTCATTGTCAGACTGTTTCGCAACGTCTAAACTGTTTGCTTGTCTCGTTTTTGATAAAACGTCTCGGCGCTTGGAGGACGGCAACGGCGTGACACCATAATGCTTATCAAAGGGACTCCCCTGTTGTATCCAAATTGGACACAACCCGCCCGCCCCCAATTCCGGGAGCGGGCGGGTTGTTTTACTGAATGTGGAGCTGCTGCTTCAGGGCAGCTTGCAGCGTCGCGGAGAAGTTCACGTCTGCCCGCTCAGCCATATCGTTGAGCCAGGAGGGGATGGAGAGCGTTTTCTTTACCGCTCTGTTGTCGAAAAACTTTCGGTATTCCACGGTGTCACAGGCGATGAGATTGACAAACTCATGATCGTTCACCCGGATATCCCGGATGGAAGACGGGGCGGGAATGGGCTTCCCGGCCTGCTCCATTTCGTACAGCGTCAGGCAAAGAACGTCGTTAGCCATTTTGATTCCCTCGCCCAGGGTTTCCGCAGAGGTGAAGCAATTCTCCAGATCCGGGAAGTTGATGGAATAGCCGCAATCCTCCTCGGTAAAGACTGCGGGGTATACATATTGCGCCATAGCTTAATCTCCTTTCAAGTACCGGGGCAAGCGGGGGTCACTCGATCCCCGCCGCCTTTTTGATTGATTTAAGGGTTCCCGTCGGAACTTCTTCCGTCCTGTGCCGTCCCACCGGGAATTTTTTCTGGGTAATGGGGCTGTACCAGATGGAGTGATTTGCGCCCTCTTTCAGGATATAGCACCCGGCTTGCTTTATAAGCTTTTCCAATTCGCTATATCTCATTCTCTGCCTCCTTTCCCTTTGTCTGTCCATATTATAGCACGTATTAACACGTATGTCAATAGGAATTTACGTATTTTTACGTGATATTTTCGGTGCCCAAATTGGACACCGTTTTTTCTTTCCCAATGAATCCAAGCAGTAGATAGTAAGCCCGCCGAACCGTCAGAGTATCAGTCTGTTTCAACATTTGGTTGATAAGCCGCAGCCAGTTTTCGCGCATATCAGTTGTCTCTTTCATGGTGCCCGCTCCTTCTTCCGGTAATGTGTACAAATTGCCGGTTGATTTTTGTCGCTGACTGTGTTACGCTTCTGACAGTGGAGGCTGTCGGACCATTATGCATACTGCCTGCAATGCGCACTGCTCAACGCGACTGGTACGGCAGCGGCGTAAATCACGACAATCTGTCCCGCTCCTCTGCTGGCTTGATCATAGCAGACAGCCGGGCGGGATGTAAAGTTACAGTTATGTTAACCTTTGCGCTGACCCACAGATACAAAAGGATGTGCCCAATTTGGACACACGAGAGGTGACAGCTATGGCAAAACGCCTGCATGGGGCGCTCATCTGCGCCCGATACTCCACCGATAACCAAAATCCGGACAGCATCGAGGTGCAGGTAGCAAAATGCACCGAGTGGTGCCGCACCCATAATATCCCCGTCTTGGGCGTATACGCCGACGAGGCCACCAGCGGCATGAAGGACACCCGCCCGCGTTATGCTGCCATGATGAGAGATCTCCGGGACGGGGTAGGGGACATGGTGGTGATCTACGACCAGTCCCGAATGTTCCGGAAAATGACGAGCTGGTTCTCCTTCCGGGATCAGCTGACACAGATGGGCGTGGATGTGGTATCCGTCACCCAACCCATGATCGGCAAGGATCTGAGAGACCCCACAAATTTCCTGACCGAGGGCAGCATGGCGCTTTTTAATCAGATCTGGGCGCTCCAGAGCCGCCAGAAGGTCATGGAAAAAATGCGCTTCATGGCAAAAAACGGTCAGCACACCGGCGGCAAGCCCGCTCTGGGCTATGAGGTCGTGGACGGCCGGCTGGCCATTTGCGAGGCAGAAGCAAAAATCGTCCGCCGAATTTTTGAAGAATACGGATCCGGGAAGTCCTACCGGGAGATCGTGGCCGGGCTGAACGCCGACGGGATCAAAACCAAGCGCGGCAGCGCCTTCGGGGCAAACTCCCTACACGATCTGCTCAAAAACGAAAAATACATCGGGACTCTGGTTTACGGCCAGCGCCCATACCGGGAGGACGGCACCAGAAATACCCATGCAGCAGCTGCCGATAGCATCCGCATCGAGAATGCGATCCCGGCGATCATCGACAAGGAGCTGTTTGCAAAAGTGCAGGACAAAATGGCCGCCAACAAACGGCAGCAGGGTGGAAGACCGCCCACAAAACGGGACTACCCGCTCAAAGGCAAGGTGTTTTGCGCCGAGTGCAAGTCGGCAATGACCATCAGCACCTCGCAAAAAATCTATGATTATTACAAGTGCAGCGGCAAAAAACGCCGACACGATTGTGACGGCGTAAATATCTCCGTGGATGTGCTGGAGCGGACCGTTGCCAACGCTGTCCGGCAGGTGCTGGGCAGCCCGAAGAACGTCGAGCGGCTCATTACGATCCTGCGGGATCAGAGCGGCGAGATTCAGGCGCAGGCCGTGGATGCGCTCCGGCAGCTGATAGCCCGGGAACGGGAGATTAGCCGGAAGTTGGACAATGCCACGGATGCTATCCTCGGCGGGCTGTCCAGCCCCACGCTGCTTGCCAGAGTTAAGGATCTGGAGCAGGAAAAGACCGAGATCGACCGGCAAATGCGGGAGCTAAAAGCAACGGTTGACGCCTCAACCATCCCGGAAACCCGGCTGCGGGAGATCATTGACGAGATTTCCGGGGACAATCCCGCCGGGAATGCCGCGCTGCTGGCTATCGTCTGCCGTGTTGAGGTAGCCAAGGATACCATCACGATCTGGACAATGCTGGACACGCACCCGGACGGCACCTTTGACTGGAGCGAGGAAGGAGTGCTAATAACTCCGGGTACTACCTCTGGCGTACCAAACCGAACAAATACGAACCCTACGGAGGTGTTCTTCATCTGCGGTGTGTTTGGTATTTGTGTCCCCAGATTTTCCCGCTGGTAGGTTTGCAGTTGACTGCAAAATGGGAAAAGAAAAGATTTGCCCCACGGCACCCAAAAGGGTAGCCGTGGGGTTCTTTTTGCGGTTTTATTCCATTTCTACCCGCCGCACGGTGTCGGCGGTGGATTCCGCGGTCAGGGGCTTCTTAAATGCCTCATTAAATTCCGCTACAGCCGCCTCAATCAAAATCTGCATTTCTTCGGCGTCAAAATCAATGCCTTTCTTTTTCAGCAGAGCCTCGGCAGTTTCCAGTGCCTTGGCCAGCTTGTCCGCGCCGTGGAGGGTATTCCACACCTGCTCCACGAACTGCACCGCCACGCGGGCGATCGCGCGCTTGGTGTCGTCGTTGATGTACTTCACGGCCAGCTTCTTTATGGCATAGCCCAGGCAGCCGAAGATCGCGCACAGAATGGCCGCAATGATCTGCGTACCGTAGTGATAAATGAAATATTCAAACATTGTATGTTCCTCCTTGAATTACTCAGCCAATAGAAATGGCCTTATTTTCCCACTTTTTGTAGGCGTCGAAATAGAGTTCTTTCTTGTCCCCGTTGAAGGTAAGTTCGTAGTACATACCGTCAAAGAGGGTGGTACTCGCAAGCGCCTTGCTATTCTGCAAGGTCTTGCACATCCAGACGATAAAAACATCGTCCTCGGTGATCTTCTTGCCGTCGCTTTTGTCCAAATGCTCATTGGAGTATTCAGCGACGGCCTTTTTGCACAGGTTTACAAAATCTTTTTCATTCATGGTGTACCCCCAAGATACAAAATATATCGCTCAACCCAGCCCGATTTGAGCCAGGAAAAAGCCTACAACTGCGGCCACGACTGCCCAAATCAGCTTTTCCACAAGATTGTCCCAGCGTTTTCCGGGTTTTCCTTCCAACGCCGTGACCTTGCCGTCCAGCCTGTCAACGGTATCCGCGACCTGTTCTTGCTTGTTGGCCATAACTTCCATGGAGGTCGCAAGCCGGTTTATCGCTGCGGTGGACGCCTCCACCTTATCCAGTCTGTGACTGTTGGATTTTGACCGTTCCTCCACGGCGGTCAGTCTCTGCTCATGTTCCAAGTCCATAGGCATACTCCCTTCTCAGCCGTTCCACCGGGCATACCCGGGGCGGGTGTCCACGTGAATCCCCCAGTCGTAAAGCCCGATGCC